AGAGGTGTCCGGCGATGCATGGGTGTCCGGCAATGTATGGGTGTCCGGCAATGCATGGGTGTCCGGCGATGCAAGGGTGTCCGGCAATGCAATGGTGTTCGGCAATGCAGAGGTGTCCGGCGATGCAAGGGTGTCCGGCAATGCAGAGGTGTCCGGCAATGCAGAGGTGTCCGGCAATGCAGATTACACAACTATTCGTGGATTCGGTACTCAATTCCGCACAACTACATTCTTCAGATGCAAAGACAAACAAGTCAAAGTATCTTGCGGCTGCTTCTATGGAACAATTCCAGAGTTCCGTGAACAGGTTAAAAATACCAGAAAAGGCAAAATCGCCGAAGAATACTTGATGATTGCCGATCTCATGGAGAAACATTTTGCAGAAGAAGCAAAATAGAAGAAGCATCATAATCTATCGTAGAAAGGAGAGATTCTTATGGCAGTAATTAAAACAATAAAAAATGAATCTGGCGGGATAATCAGAATACATGATGATTACTGCAAGGATAATACACCGGAAGACAATCAAAAAATCGTCGATGAATGTTCGAGAATTATCTTGGACTATTACAGAAGAAAAGAAGCAAATTTGGCATAAGCGCCCCGGAGGGAGTCGGCACCTCCACCCCGGAGCAGTAAGCCACTAAACCAACCTTAGTGGATACAGGTAAATTATAATCCTCTATCCGCTAAAAAGTCAATATTAAGCGAGAGGAAAATAACATGGAAAATAAAAAAAATGTAACAAATGAAAAGATTACATGGAACGATTTCGAGACAGCGTTAGCTACTGAAATCGTAAGAAAAGCAAAAAGAGAGACTAAGAAGTGGTTCAGTGCATGGCTTTTGACTGCCGCGCTGTTAATCATTACTAATATCTTCTGGTATATTGCTTACAGTCTGTAATCTTTTTCTTTTTGGAGGGAAAAGAATGAAATCACCTAGACAAAATAGAAGGGATATCGTAGTTAGTGTGATTATTGGGATTTTGCTTACTTTTCTTCCGGTGTGGATGTGGGAGAAGAACTTGCAGCAGATCCTGGCAAGTATCGTATTCGCACTGTTTACGTATTTAGCACTGCTTTAAGAAAGGAGAACGAAAATGTTTGAAAAAGAAATCAAAGAGCTTTTTGAATTAGCATGGAGAGTTTCAAACGAAACAGATTATTTTGTTTCGTTTTACATCACTTCGCACGTGCATCTTTGCGATATCGACATTATGAATTCAAAGTGGGATCCGAACAGGAAAAAGGATGGAAATTACACAATCTACTTTGATAGTAAACTGCTTAAGAAGGAATCAGCTGAGCAGTGCAAACTTGCAAAAGCACATCTTCTTAGACTCTTAATAGATGGGAGGTGTCCGCTAAATGTTGAATCAGATGGAGTTGAAGCTCCTGCCGACAATGGAACTGATAACAACGGCGAACGAGCTTCTGACGGAGCTGAACAGACGGAAAGAGTACATTCTTGATTGGGAAAATCCGGACATGTATCTGAATCACCTCGAGTATCACTGTGCCGGCGGAGTATTTTCGAATGGCAAAAAAAATCCGGTGAGAGGGGATGGTTCTGACAATGTGTATTGCTTTTTTAAGGCGGTGTAAACATGGAAGAGCGCATTAATGAGATTGTTAGATTGATTGACACTCAGCTTGCTATTGTGCCAGATAATCCGATAGAGGAATCATACAAGGCAAGGACATTGGCAAGCTACGTACAAGCCTTAAATGGGCTTTTAACGGCTCAAAAATCATATAAGGAGGAAAGTATCAATGAGTGATTTTGAAATCCGTATTCCGGCGAGAAAGAAACAGCCTGCAACTGATAAGGATAATCCGGTCGTGAAAGTATCAACAGACGCATACAACGCACTGGTTGAGATTTATAACGAATCAACTTTATCTATGAAAGATATCGCAAGTTTGCTGATCGTTGAGGGCAGCAAGTATGTAGTGTATGACAAGGAGGAATAACAATGGCAACACCAGTATTGATTATTGGAAAATCTGGATCCGGCAAAAGTACTAGTCTTAGAAACTGTCAGAATTCCGATTGGAACCTTATCAGAGTATTAAATAAGCCGCTTCCGTTCAAAGGAAAGATTGACGGATGGTTTACAGATGATTACCAGCAGGTAATGAAATGCCTGATTGCATCAAAAGCGGATTCTATTGTGATTGATGATGCTGGATATCTTATCACCAACCACTTTATGAGAGGACACGCTTCTGCCGGAAAAGGCAATGCAGTATTTTCACTTTACAATGACATTGGTGATTATTTCTGGAATCTTATCCAGTTTATAGTTACGAAAGTACCGCAGGACAAAATTGTATATATGATGATGCACGAAGAAAAGGATGATTCTGGAGATGTGAAACCAAAGACCATAGGAAAGCTACTTGATGAAAAAATTTGTTTGGAAGGTCTTTTTACCATCGTTCTTCGCTGTATTGAAGAAAGCGGAAAACACTTATTTGTCACTCAGTCCAGCCAGGGAGCAGTAAGTAAGTCTCCGATCGGAATGTTTGACAGTTTAACTATTGATAATGATCTCGCAGAAGTAGACAAGATCATTAGAGACTATTACGAATTAGGAAAAGGAGAAAACAATAATGCAGAAACCAAATAGCTATGACACAACACAGGCAGCAGGAGAATTTGAACCGATTGCTCTTGGCGGACACAAGATGGTTATTAAGCAGGTATCAGAGAAAAAATCCCAGGGTGGACTTGATATGCTTGTTATCTTGTTTGATTTCGCAGAAGGAGACGAACAGGCGGGCTACTTTATGAAGCAGTTTGAAAATGACATTCGTCCGGACAAGAAATATCCGAATGCCGGCACTAACTATATGGTTATTGATGAGAGTGTAGACTATGGCGTTCGTAATCTTAAAACATTTATTACATGCGTAGAAAAGTCAAATCCGGGCTTTGCTGTTAAGTGGGGCGATAACTTCGGACAGCAGTTCAAAGGTAAGCTGATTGGAGGCATCTTTCGTCTGGAGAAAGACTGGTACGACAACAGAGAAGTAAAACGTCACAAACTTGCATGGTTCCGCAGTATTGAAGGAATTAAGGATGCGGACATCCCAGAAGAGCGCACCACAAAAGCCTATGACGATCATCTGAAGGAAGAAGCTATCATGGGAGCCAATCCAGCAGGTACGGACTTTATGAATATTCCAGACAGCGTAGCAGATGATGTCCTTCCGTTCAATTAATATAGAGGTGAGTTAATGGGATATACGCATGGAATACCATGGAATGACGATCTTATCAAAGAAAATATTATTATAGTTGTTGAGAAATTGAATTTAGATCATTTTCCAACTCATTCCGAAATGATAGAAGTTTTTGGAAATAAAAGTCTTGCTTGCAAGATTGCAAAGCATAAAGGGACTGTGTATTGGGCTGAAAAACTTGGGCTGCCTCTTAAATATTCCGATACGACTTTTGGAAACAAATATGAAATAAAAGCAATTTCAGATATTTACGAGAATATCGGATTGAATAGTGTACAAACAAGCTCAAGGCACCCTTATGATTTGCTTACTGATAGCAGTGTAAAAATAGACGTAAAAGCATCTAAGGAATTTACAAACAATTGCAATTCAAAGGCATTTACATTCAACCTTGAAAAGAAAAATCCGACTTGCGATATCTTCCTTTTATATTGTTTGAACGATGATGAAACATATCGAAAGGTATTAATAATCCCTTCCTGTTCAATCATCGGAAAAACGCAAATAGGAGTAGGAGAGAATAGTAAATGGAATCGTTACGAAAATCGTTGGGAGATTATAAAACAGTATAGTGAATTCTTTAGAAAATACAAATACCAGAAGGATGTGATCTGATTGGTCATACAATGTGATACACGTGAACACAAAAAGGAATGGAAACGGATTCAGAGTCAGTTTGATAGCCTTGGAGTGCAGTATTTTCGTTCTAAATTGTATTGCGGAGATTATCAAAGTCTTGATAATGCAAAGCTCTGTATTGACCGTAAAAAGGATTTACAAGAGCTTTGTGGAAATGTCTGCCAGCAGCATGAAAGATTCAAAGCGGAGCTTATCAGAGCGCGTGAGGCAGGTATTCAGTTGATTATCCTATGCGAGCATGGACCAGATATTAAATCAGTTGGTGATGTATATTTCTGGGAGAATCCAAGGAAACACAAAGTTATCTGGAGAACTGTAAACGGCAAGAGAGTAAAGGCTGTGATATCTGACAAAGCTGTTGATGGCTGTCAACTATACAAATCTCTATGTACGATCAGAGATAAATACGGAGTCCAATTTGAATTCTGTACAAAAGAAGAGACTGGACGGCGAATCTTGGAGTTGCTGTCATGACTAAGGAAGAAATCAAACAGTCAGTGAAAATGCCGGAAATTCTTTCCAGATATGGACTGAAACCGAACAGAGCGGGATTTATATGTTGCCCTTTTCACAAGGAAAAGTCAGCATCCTGCAAAATCTACGATGATTCTTTCTACTGTTTCGGCTGTGGAATCGGCGGTGATGTGTTTGATTTCGTGATGCAATACGAATCCGTTCCTTTTAGTACTGCATTTATTGAACTGGGCGGTACTTATGTATCAAAAAAAGGTAAAAGCCGCAACCAGATCAGACATGAAATGAGAGATATCAAATCAAAAAAATGCAATCCCGCTCAGGATCCCAGCGAACTTGAACAGGTAGAAAAGAACATGTTTATGTACGAAACAGCACTAAAAACTTTCCCTCCTGGTTCAGAAGAGTGGTATATGTGCCAGTTCAACCTTGAAAAAGAAAAAAGCAGATATGAAATATTATCAGCTAAGGCAGGAGGTGAGAAGCATTCTTGAAAATATTGAAAATTTGCAAGCAAATGATTTTATGCAGAAGAAGTTATATGAAGAACTTTTTGCGATAAAAAGTAAAATCGACCGCTCGGAAGTTAAATTTAAGTTGATGGACAGAGCAAAGAACGTAAGAGTAAAAAGCATAGCCGAGGAATTCATAAAAGAATTCCAGAAAGCAGAACAGGACAAGGAAAAGGAAGAAAAAGCAAATCGTTCCATGCAACTGGTTGAGAATATAACAAATTTTTATGAGGATGATATTGGAAAAGAATATCCTAACATGGCTTGCGGAAGCTGGATAGCTACGGAAAACGGAATATTTTCTTCCGAGACATCCAAGGCAAGGGAACTTGTGTGCCACCACCCGATCATGCCGATTCGCCGACTAAAGAACATCGAGACAGGCGAAGAGCAAATTACAGTTGCTTTCAAAAGAGACGGATATTGGACGGAAATAACCGTTCCAAAAATTGACATTGTGACTTCCAGAGCAATAACTAATCTTGCAAGGTTCGGAGTGCAGGTAAATTCAGAGAATGCAAGGCTTCTTGTGAAGTATCTGGCAGATGTGGAAATGTACAATGCCGATATGATTGACATACAGCACTCTACAAGCAAGTTAGGGTGGCATGGCAATGTATTTGTACCTTACGACCTTTCAATCGTCTTTGACGGCGAATACCGCTTTAAAACACTATTTCAGAGTATACAGGAAAGTGGAGACTACTTCAAGTGGGTGACTCTGGCTAAACAGTTACGATCGTGCGGACGATTAGAACCACGAATAGCACTGGCAGCATCTTTTGCAAGTGTGCTTGTACAACCGCTTGATGCATTGCCGTTCATCGTAGACTTCTATGGACAGACAGGCGGCGGCAAGACAGTAACGATCAACATAGCTGCATCTATCTGGGGAAACCCGTCGCCAGGATCCTACGTTGGGAATTTCCGGTCAACAGATACGTCATTGGAGACAAGGGCAGACATGCTTAATAACTTTCCGATGATCCTCGATGACTCTAAGAACGCTTCTCAATATATTAGGGACAACTACGAAACATTGATTTACAATCTCTGTTCCGGTAAAGGAAAAGGAAGATCAAATAAGGACCTCGGAACAGCTAAGGAGAATACATGGAGTAATGTAACCATTTGCAACGGCGAGAATCCTATTTCAGAATTTGCAGATTCCGGTGGAGCAATCAACAGAATTGTTGAAATTGAGTGTTGCGAGGATATTTACGAGAATCCGGCAGAGATTAACAGCACTGTAATGAAAAATTATGGTTTTGCTGGAAGAGTATTTGTTGGAAATCTTAAAAAATTTACACCGGATGAGTTAAAAAAAATGAAGTCTGAGATTGAAAAGGGCTTTGATGGATATAATTTTCCGGCAAAACAGGTCATGGCTATATCCACGCTCCTACTGGCTGACAAATTAGCTACAGATTTCATATTTAAGGATGGACGTGAGCTGACAGTCGAGGATGTTGTGGACATACCTACACGCAAGAAAGACGTATCGGAAGGACAGAGATGCTATGAATTTATCATCGAAAGTCTTTCTGTGTACGGGCAGCACTTTGATGCGCAATTCAGTTGCGATCAGTGGGGATTTAAGGAAACACCAGATGAGTATGGAGATGTATATGTGTATTTTTATCCGAAACCTCTTGAAAATCTCTTAAAGAACAACGGATTCTCCAGAAAAGCCTTTTCAGCATGGGCGATTAATCGAGAATTAATTAAGCATACAGGAAAAAGGGATACGGTAATAAAAAGAGATGGGGGAAGTGTAATGAGACTTGTTGCTGTAAAGATTATTGATATAAAAGATCTTGAAGACGAACAGGAAAATGAGCATGTTGAAGCTGATTTTATACCTGCTAATACTGGAACAAGTGTTCCGTTTTCGTGATTTGTAACCATGTAACCATGTAACCCGCGGAAAAGCATGTGTATAGGGAATAAAAAAATATATAAAAAAATCATATACACATTGCAATCTCCTATAGGAAAACATTGGTTACATTGGTTACACGGTTACACAACTCTGAAACCCGCATAAAATAAGGGTTTGCGGTGTAACCAAGGTGGTTGAAAAGTTGGTTACACATTGGTTACAAAAATAAAATGATTACACAAATTAAAAAATAAAATTAAATTGCATGAAAATTCAGATTGTTACAATTGGTTACTAAGGCATAAGGAGTGGTTACAAAAATGGAAAAAGAGAAGCTTAATAAAAAACAGCGGTACGCATTGGACACAATGTTGTCTGGCAGTAATGTTTTCCTTACAGGAGATGCAGGAACAGGTAAAACAACGGTTATCCAAACGTTCATTGATGAGGCGGAGAAAGCTGGTAAAAGTGTTCTGGTATCTGCTACTACCGGAATAGCTGCGGACAATATCGGATATGGAGCGACTACCGTGCATCGTGCATTGAATATCTCAATCAAATTTGAGGATTACAAGAAAAAAGTGAAATCCAGAGCTGAACTGTTGAAGGAAGCAGATATTCTCATTATTGACGAGATCAGCATGTGCCGGTTCGACCTGTTTAATATGATTGCGAAGACGATCATCACGGAGAATGAAGAGAGAGCGGTTGACAGACTTTTGAGCGGAGAGGATAAAAAAGACGTTCAACTGATCGTAATCGGGGATTTCTACCAGCTTCCGCCAGTCATAACAACAGATGACCGTAAAATCCTCTGCCGGATTTATGGATCTGATTATGGAAAGGGTGGAAAGTACGAACACGGATATGCTTTCATGTCTGAATACTGGAAAGAAATGGGGTTTGAATATATTAAACTTGATGAAGTATGCAGGCAGAATGATGAGGGATTTAAGTATGTGCTGAATGATATTAAATATGGCAACAATATTAGAAAATCCATTGCATATCTGGAGAATAACGAATCAGACAAGGTTATACCAGAAGCACCGTTTCTGGTCGGAACAAATGCTGAAGCTGATCGGATTAATAATACTTTCCTTGGAAAACTAGATAAAAAGACCGAAAAAGTGTTTCATGCAGCAGTTGACGGAGAATTAACGTCTGCTGATATTAAGAACATTGCATTTGCCAGAGAGGACTTAATTCTTAACATCGGTGCAAAAGTGATGATTACAGTCAATGATCTGTCTGGAAACTACGTCAATGGAACGATTGGCATCATTCAGAAAATTGTGGATAACGGAGAATTTGAAGAATCCTATCTGGTTATCAAGACTGATAAGGGTAAAACAGTTAACTTGTACAGATACAGTAAAGACATTGAGAAACAGGTTATTAAGGAAACTGAACAGGAAAAAGATGGACAGAAGATCGTAAAAGAAAAGATAGTCCGTAAGAAAGCTGGTTCTTTCTCTCAGTTCCCGGTAAAACTTGCCTGGGCGATCAGTATTCATAAATCACAGGGACAGACATTTGAAAAGATTAATATTGATCCTTGCTGTTGGGATCCTGGACAGTTCTATGTAGCTGTTTCCCGGGCTAAATCAGCTAACGGCATACATTTTATCAGACCGATAAAACAGAGCTATATAAAGGCGTTTAGCAAGGATAATGAGCGACTTCTTGAACAGAGTTTTGAGGTAGAAGAAGGTGTATAAGTATGAGAGTGACGCATGAGCAGATACCGAACACCATAAAGTTTTTACAAATCGACTTTCCGGCACTGGTCCTTCAAACTGCCGGAATAGAAGAAAGGGACGAATACTGGCAGCAGGTAGTTGAGCAGATACACGTTGTATCGGACAAATATAATAAAAACGGCTTTGTGGATCACATGCTTACAGCCTATGCGGATTATCTGGACAAGATGCATAAGAAAGCTAAAAATCTGAACAAGGAGAAAACCAATGAACAAAATGAAGGAGTATGAGCGAGGGAGAGAGGACGGCCTTGACCTGGCACTCAGAATTGTTAGAGATGGCGGTATAGAAGCACTTGAGAGGGAAATAAAATTCCGAGGGATTACAGGAGTACATACCTCTTTAGCCAGTAAAGACCTGGATAAAGCTGCACAGAAGATCAAAGAAATGACACTTGATACATTTGCAATCCTTGGAATTGCCGTTTTGCATGATGATTTCGGATTTGGACAGAAACGCTGTCAGAAATTCATGGACGGCATGGACAGGGGGGGCTGATTATCTGATGGATGATATGGCAACCTGGGAGGATTACAGAAGATCAATCAAAGAGGAACTGAATCTTGATTTGAGATTCCGCATTAACGATTAAGTGAGGTGTTACTGATGGGAAAATACAATACAGAGCGTAAACACAAAGAGGGACAGGAGATGTATAAAGCGGTATATCACTTTATCTTGAAATATTACCGAAAGCACCACTATATGCCGTCTACAAGAAATATCGCAGATGGATTAGACATTTCAATGGCTACTGCCAGAAAACACTTTAATTTGCTTTTAGACAACGGATTTCTCGTTAGCGAGGATCCGACAGAGCAGAGGGCGTATAGATTGAGTTATTCAAAGGTAGAGACCGATTAATCATGTATCACTGCACAATAGCGTGTCAGTTGCTTACATGGGGAAAGTGAGGATAGAAATGAGTGATGTAATGGAATTTATTCAGAATGAAGACGGCACATTTAGCGTATATGATGATACCTATGACATTACAATACATTGCGAGACAGAAGAAGAACAGAAGAAAGTTATTGAGCGTTTAAAAGCTACCAACTGGATTCCAGTATCTGAAAAAATGCCGGATAAACGTGACTGGTGCCTTGCAGTATTCAGAGAATCAGATACAGAATATCAATTAATTCCAAGGGTTGCGGAGTTCATGAATAGACCAGACGATGAGCATGCAACGGCTGATGGTTGGCATATTATAGATTTTTTTGAAGGGTCGAAAGAATATATAAAATTGTTAAAATGTGTTGCTTGGATGCCGCTTCCAGAACCATATAAGGAGGACTGAATAAATGTTAAAAATAATACGATGCGAAGGAGATGGGCAAGGTAGCTGCAAGGGATGCAACGATAAAGGCATCTGGAACAGGCACTGGACATGCTTCTTATACAAGATAGAGGGGCAGGAAGGCTGCTATTGCGAGAAATGCATAAAAGAAATTATGAGGAAAGAGGAGAAAGACTGAACATGGAAATGTCAATTTTTGAGAAAGACGGCAAGACCTACACCAGATTCAAGATCACGTTAAAAGAGTTTAAATTAAAGTTTCTGAGAAATCTGCTGACAAAATACGGTATTGACACATCAGAGCCGGCCAAGAAGAACAGCAGATACATTTACTTCGAAAAGGAGAGAGACTGGATTAATGGGGAAATGTAATTAACCTGCCCGGATGGTGAAACAGAGTGCTGCATTTGCTGTGATAAACAGGATTCCTGCCAGTGCAGATGTGATGATATGGACAGTTATGAATACGCGGAGGAGTGTGAAGATTATGAGGTTGATTAATGCAGATAAACTGAAAGAAGCAATTAATAGTTCTTTGAACACAGGGAGAGAAACATTTAGCCCGGAAATTATGTGTGAAGCTGTTGACGAACAGCCGACAGCTTTTGATGTGGACAAGGTTGTGGAGCAGTTGGAAAATAGAAGCGCGTTGGCAAGACCAGTAGGATGGTCTAAAGCATATGAAATTATAATGCTGAAAGATGCAATCGAGATCGTGAAGGGCGGTGGAGTTGAATGAGAGGAACACTGATGCAAAGAGAATTTATTTGCGGTGACTGCATGAATTTTCTCCCGGACTTTCCAGATAATTACTTCGATGTGGCAGTTGTAGATCCACCGTATTTCAGCGGCCCAGAAAAGAGAGGATTCTACGGAAGAAAGATAAGTCCAATAGGAGTACAGAGAATATACAAAGTCTCTGAACAATGGAATATACCGAACCAGGAATATTTCGACCAGCTCTTTAGAGTTTCCAAAAATCAAATTGTGTGGGGCTGCAATTATTTTGAATACAGCTTCCCACCAGGAAGAATTGTATGGGATAAGTGCAATGGGAATTCAAGCTTTTCCGATTGTGAGATAGCTGCTTGCAGTTTCCATGACAGTGTAAGACTTTTTAGGTATATGTGGAATGGTATGCTACAGGGAAAGAGTATCGCGCACGGAGAAATAATGCAGGGCAACAAAAAACTGAATGAAAAGCGAATCCACCCAACTCAAAAGCCTGTAAATTTATATCGTTGGATATGTCATAAATATCTGCAGAAAGGAATGAAGATTCTTGATACCCATGTGGGGAGTGCAAGCTCACTGATTGCATATGAGGAATACGGCCTGGAATATGTTGGTTATGAAATCAATAAAGATTATTACGATTCAGCTCAAAAACGGTTGAACGAGTTCAGATCACAATTAACATTATTTGATTTAGGAATGGAGGTGCCGGAATGAGTAAATCAGTATTAGTGATGGAAACACCAGAGAATTGCTATGTTTGCCCGTTCGGAACTGCATACTGTAGCGCTCTTGAATATGAGGGTTTGTGTGAATTAGCTGACTGTTTAGATTGCGATGTAATTCTGATGACAGAAGAACATTATGATTGTGAAAGTAAATCAAGACCAGATTGGTGTCCGTTGAAGCCACTGCCGGAGAAGAGCACTATTGAGAACGATATGACGGATTATCAGTGTGGGATGGTCGATGGTCGAAATCAGTGTATTGATGAAATTACAGGAGGTGGAGTAGATGATTGATCTAGCGAATAAATGTGTATTAGTCATAACGCATGAAGAGTATGAAAATATTCTGAAAGCAGCAAAGGAACAAGGATATAGATGGTACGGCGGAAAAGAAGTGTATCCATATCCTTTTGAAGAACAGCAGATCCCGGATATGTTAAAGTTCTATAGCAATAAAGAACTAACAAGAAATGCCAGCCTTGAACCGGGATATGAATTGGTAGAAGCATCAGACGTAATTGAAGATGAGAAGGAACTCAAAGATGCTATAAGACTTGTCAGAACATTCGCTAAATACCTAGACAAAACAGCATTGACGGACTCGTTTATTAAGTCCTTGAAGTTACTTGCAGATACTGTAGAAAGTCAGATGGAAGAGGTGAAGTAGATGGAGAGATTAACAAAAAGAGATTTTTCAAGAATCACATATAACGAACGCCGAAGCATTATGTGCAGTTCATATTGCGATAATTGCTCACAGGGTGCAGGAAATTGCAAAACAGTAAAGAATATGATTAAAAAACTCGCCACTTATGAAGACTTAGAAGAACAGGGCTTGCTTGTGAGATTGCCGTGTAAGGTTGGAGACACGGTTTATAGAGTGAATGCCGGAGCCAAGCAACCGATTATTCCGATGACTGTTTCAGAAATTCATTTTCTCTGTTACAAAAATGAACGTGCTGTAAGGTTTGACGCAATAGGCAAAGAAGATATGGGAGAAAGTTGCTACCGTTTAGAAGATATTGGAAGAATAGTATTTCTCACCCGCGAAGAAGCCGAGAAGAAGTTGGAGGAGATGAAAAATGACAAGACCTGAGATTACAGCGAAACTATCAGCCATGCTTGAAAAGAAAATAAATCCTCAAAATGATCCACGTATTTATTGGGCGAAAGAAGTGACATTCGATTATTCGACAGATCATGCAGTAAGGGTGGATTATATGCGGTTCGCGCCGGTGAATAATAGCGTGTCCGGGATAGAAAAAGGCGATTGTTATTGCTATGAAATCAAGTCATCTGCTGAAGATTTTCATTCTGGTCATGGGCTGAATTTTGTTGGCGATTATAACTATCTGGTTATGCCGACAGATGTATATGCTGCGATATCCCTTGAAATTCCGCATTACGTAGGAATATATGTGCCAGATGGAAATGAGCTTGCATGCATCAAAAAAGCAAAGCGAAGAAATCGGACAAGGCCTGTATCTGAAATACTCTTGATGATGTTCCGGTCTGCGAACAGGGATTATAGAAAAGCAGTAAAACAGTTGAAGGAGATACAGAATGGCAAGTAAAACTATCAAAGCAATGGGTGTTAGCCCTATTACAAATACCATCTACTATGGAAATGTAAACGAAGAAAAAGGTTTATGGGTAGGTGAAAAAAAAGACGTAACCGATATGGCAATCGCCTCTGTATTTGAATGGTTCATGAATCAAATGGATGGAAAAGAAGAGTTTGAGATCTCGTATCCAAATGTTTCAGAGTTTAAGTTGAAGATGGTAAGAGAGGAAATAAAAAAGAATGATTGATAGTTTAATAGCATTTACATTTGGAATAGCATTTACATTTGGCACTATTTACTTGATTACACATTTTGGCGGCAAGCGTAAATAGCAATAAAAAGGCGGTGATGATATGCGTACAAGGCAAAAGTCACTTGTTGATTTTGGTGTATATCCGGAGGACGTTAACCGTTTAAAGGATATATGCCAGAAAGCTACACCAGAGCAGAGACACGATATTTTACACTGCTGCATAAGCTCTTGCCCGCCGGGGATTGAACTTTTGGTGTATGAATCTATTGTAACAAACAAATCCTATGACCGTATCATGAAAACGAAATACATACCGGCAAAGCGAGACGATTTCTACGCATACAAGCGCAAGGCAATGGCTATGTTTTATGATACTCTAAGAAAATTAAGAGAAATATAATACTACAATTAATATTAAAATGTGGGGACAAATTTTTCTGCCATGTATGGTAATATAGTATATATCTATGACTATATGCCATATGTGGCAGTTTTTTGTTTGGAGGTGAGAACGTGGGAATGCCAATGGGAAAACCACCCATGTATAAAACGGTGGATGAAATTGAAAAAAAAATCGAAAAATATTTTGAGTATTGTAAAGGATATCCTTTAACTGATAGCAAAGGCAAACAAATGTTTAATAAATTCGGGTCTCCCGTTTTTGTAGACGTTCACCCTCCGACCGTTACAGGACTTGCTCTGGCCCTTGGATTTACAAGCAGACAGGCTCTTTTAAACTATCAAGCAAAACCAGAGTTTGTTGACACGATTACGCGCGCGAAAGCCAGAGTAGAACAGTATGCAGAAGAACGACTGTTTGATCGTGATGGTTCCAATGGTGCTCAGTTTAGTCTTAGAAACAACTTCAAGGGTTGGGACGCTGACAAGAAAAATGATGATTTCGGAGACGGAAAGATTACGATTGTGAACAATATTCCAAGACCGGAGAAACAGGATGGAAAGTAACGCTATCAAACTGAATGAGATTGTGGCACCAGCATTTTACAATGTGTTTTGGGATATTTTAGATGGTAAACACACTTACTATGATCTGTACGGTGGACGTGGATCCACAAAATCATCTTTTGTAGGCGGCATGATTCCGTTTCAGATGATGCAGGATGCAGAGAATGGCTTAATGTCAAATGCTGTAATCTTTCGGAAAGTCGGTAATACGCTCAGAGAATCCGTGTATGAACAGATCGCATGGGGAATTGATGCGCTTGGAGCAAGTGATTTATGGGCTGACAGTTTAAGTCCTATGCAATATGTGTATAAGCCAACAGGACAAAAGATCATATTCAGAGGACTGGATAAAGCTAAGAAAACAAAGTCCATAAAAGTAAAAAAAGGATATTTCAAGTACCTTTGGTTTGAGGAGCTTGATGAGTTTGCCGGAATTGAAGAAATCCGTACAGTTCAACAGTCTGTACTTCGTGGTGGAAGCAAATTTGAAGTATTTAAGACATTTAATCCACCGATCAGCCGGAGCAACTGGGCGAACGTGTATGTGGAGGAACCGAGAGTTGACAGCTACAGACACAAGAGCGATTATAGATCAGTTCCTGTTGAATGGCTTGGTCAGCAATTTATTGATGATGCAGAGCATCTGAAGAAAACAAATCAGAGAGCTTACGACCATGAATATCTCGGTCTTCCTGTTGGACTTGGAACAAATATTTTCGAACTGTTAGAAATTCGAAAAATTACAGATGAAGAGATTCAGAGCTTTCAAAGTATCTACCAGGGACAGGACTGGGGGTGGTATCCAGATCCTAAAGCATTTCTCCGTGTAGCTTATGTTCCTAATCAGGAAAAAGTTTTTTTATTAGACGAACTTGGAGGCTCCAAGATAAGAAACAAGGAAATGGCTAACCAGATAAAGAAAAAAGGATATGATGATTATTCAATATCTTGCGGAGTTGATGAAGAAGAAAGTATTATTGACTTCCGAGATGCAGGGCTTCCAGCACGTAGGGCCATTGTTACACCGGGAAGCCGCAAATATACTTTTGAGTGGTTACAGTGCCGAACATTAGTCATTGATCCGGCACGAACGCCTAGAGCATACAAGGAAATTATCAATTATGAACATGAAGTAGATAGCAATGGAGAAGTGATTGCAGATTATCCAGATGGAAACGATCACTGGATAGATTCTCTCAGATACGCAACCAGTCCATTGTCCATGAGAAGGGGGCACAGTGCATAATGTGTAAATTTTGTGATAATTTAGCTTCCTGCAAAGAATACTATGATAATCCAGAATGTAAGAAGAACAAATATATATACGGCTGTATGTTGTACATGTACATGAAAGACCGAAAAGGAAGCATTACTTCCAGACCGTTTGATCTTAATTATTGTCCGACGTGTGGAAAGAAGATTGCGACAGGTGACTAAATGGGACTTATAACAACACTAAAAAGGTGGTTTAACATGATATTCAAAAAACAAGCCGAAGAGGACTTTAATATCCAGGCGGCAGAATTCCCAGAGATGGAATCGTTGATTAATAAATGTGCGAACATATATCGAGGCGTTCCATACTGGCTAGATGATAAGAATAACATCAAGACGATTAATTTTGCTAAATCTGTGTGTTCTGAGACTGCCAGACTTGCAACACTGGCGATTGGCATTCAGATAGATGGTTCTGCAAGGGCAACATGGTTACAGGAACAGATTGACAAGGTATACTTCCAGATTCGGCACTGGGTAGAATACGGCTGCGCTTACGGAACGGTGTTCATTAAGCCAAACGGCGAGAGCCTTGACGTATTTACTCCGGCAGATGTGATGATAGTGGACTACGACAATCAGGAGATTAAGGGAATCATATTTAAAGATTCTTACACTGTTGGACGGAAATACTATACAAGGCTTGAATATCATAGATTTGTTGAAACCACCGTGGACGGAGTGACAACTTATCCGTACTATGTTTCTAACAGAGCCTATGTATCAAAATCCCCTCAGTCAATCGGTGATAAGATTGACCTTAAACAGACCAAATGGGCTGACCTAATGGCAGATACGCCGCCGATACTCAAGGCAAACGGCGAGAAGTTGGACGGACCTCTATACGGAGTGCTGCGGACACCACAGGCGAACAATGTGGACATTAGTACACCACTTGGATTACCGATATTCGCAGAAGCTATTGAAGAGCTGAAAGACCTCGACATTGCATACAGCAGAAACGCCGGAGAAATTTTTGATTCTCAGAAGATAGTTCTGGCAGATGATAGACTGCTGATGCCAAGCGGTACGCCTGTATCAGCCATGTCACCACAGGGCATGGAGAACAGACGGAATGAAATGAACTTACCACACTTTGTCAAGAACGTATTCGGACAGGACGAGAAAGAGTTCTATCAAGAAATCAATCCGGTTCTCAACACAGATACCCGTATAAGTGGCATAAACGCCATTTTAAGCCAGTTAGGGTACAAGATTGGATTCTCCAACGGATACTTTGTTTTCAACGAATCTAGCGGCATTCAGACAGCTACAGGAGTGGAAGCGGAACAGCAGAGGACAGTGCAATTCGTCAAGGATGTAAGGGATAAGTTAGAGTCTTGCCTAGATGAAGTTATTTACGCGTTGAACGTTTACGCTGACCTGTACGGACTTGCACCGGTTGGGGCTTATGAAGTCAATTATGATTTCGGAGACATCCTATATGTGCGTGAAAACGACCGTGCAAGATGGTGGCAGTATGTTACTACAAATAAAGTACCGGCTTGGATGTATTTCGTGAAATTCGAGGGAATGACGAAAGACGAGGCGGTAGCAATGGTTAAAGAAGCCCAGCCAGACGAACCAAAACTGTTTGGAGATGAGTAATTATGTTAAGCCCAGAATATTTACGCCGGATAACAGAGGGCAGTGAGCAGATTGCCGAAGAACTGCATCAATATATCATCTCTGAGATTGTGTCGAGAATGATGGCAAGAATCGGCAGAGGTGAGGATTATATCCTGACCAACGCCGATGCGTGGAGAATCAGAACGCTACAGGAATCCGGTGAACTGTTAAAGGACATTCTGGCAGAATTATCCAGATATACCAAACGCGAACAGCAGGAACTTCTTGAAGCGTTTGAAGATGCCGGTATCACTGCAATGAATTATGATGATAAGGTATACAAGGCGGCAGGATTAAGCCCTGTGCCGCTCGAACAGTCCCCAACTATGATAAGGCTCATGGAGCGGAATATGCTTGCAACCATGGGCGAGTGGAAGAACTTTACACGAACAACCGCAAGTGCCGCTCAGAGGCTCTATATTGAGCAATGCGACCTTGCCTATAATCATGTAATGACTGGGGCAGTTGGATATACGCGAGCCATCAAAGAAGCAGTTAATAACGTTGTGAGTGATGGTGTATATGTTGAATACATAAATAAAGAAACAGGAAAGAAAAGACGCGATACAATTGAAACAGCGGTCGCGCGCTCTGTCAGAACCGGCGTGGCGCAGGCTACTGGAGATATATCCCTCAAACGCATGGAAGAAATGGGCTGGGATTTAGTTCTGGTCAGTGCTCACATGGGAGCCAGAACAGGTGACGGCGGTGAGAATCCGGGAAATCACGCATGGTGGCAAGGCAAGATATACTCTCGTTCTGGCAAGAGCAAGAAATTTCCACCGTTCTCATTGACCGGATATGGAACGGCAAGTGGACTGTCAGGGGTCAACTGTCGGCATAGCTTTGGAGCCAGTGATGGAGAATTTAATCCCTATGCGGAATTATCAGCACAGGACAAAGCCGACAAAGGCAAACAGTACGAAAAAGAACAGCGGCAACGTACTTATGAGCGAAGAATCCGCAAAACAAAGAGAGAGGTTCTTGGATTACAAGCAGGAGTCGACAATGCACCGAACGAAAAGGCGAAATTCGCATTACAGCAAGACCTTGACCGGAAGTCTTATCTTTTACAGAAACAAAATGCTGCATATAAGGACTACTGCAAGCAGAATGACCTGAGAGAACTGCAAGACCGACTTATGATAGCTAAATGGGACCGCCAGAACGCCGCAAAAGCCAGAGGAGCGGCAAAACGATATAAGACAGCAAAGGGGATTGACTGATGGACAGATGGGAATATTATAATCCAAATCCTGTTAAGGATAAAAGAACAGGAGATTGCGTTGTCCGAGCAATATGCAAAGCAACTGGCTTCGACTGGGAAACGGTATTCGTCGGATTAATGATACAGGCGTGCACTCTGTCAGATATGCCGAGTGCAAATTATGTTTGGGGAGCGTACCTCTATAAACGCGGGTACAGACGCAAACTGATTGAACAATCAGAGCGATATATCTATACAGTCAACGACTTTTGTACAGACCATCCGACAGGTACGTATATCCTTTGTATAGATGGTCATGTGGTGACAGTACAAGATGGTAAATATTATGATACATGGGATTCCGGAAATGAAGTCCCGGTATATTACTGGGAAAAGGAGTAGCTAAATGAGCATATCAGAATTTGTACAGATTTTCCTTTCTATCTGCGGAGGGGTGTCTATTGTCGGAGGGGCAGCGGCTGTAATCTTTAAATGGATTACCCCGGCATTCCGACTTAATAAGCGAGTAGAAACACTGGAAGAACACGACAAGCGTGACTTTGAGAGTCTTCAGAGGATTGCAGAGCGAGATTCATTAATTCTGGAAGTGTTATCAACCATGTTGGACAGCCAGATTAGCGGCGACAATGTAGAGGAATTAAAAAAAACAAAACAGAAGCTTACAAATTATCTTGCACAGAATCAGCGTTAATTGCATTAATAAGAGGTATGCTCATGAAATTATATGTGTTCACAAAGAAAGATATAGACAGATTCTTAGTAGAGTGTAATTTCACGCCGGACGAAGAAAGATTGTTTCGGTTGAGATGTAAAGAATACACGCTTGAATGCTGCGCTGAACAGATGAACGTGAGCATATCTACGGCGAAACGATTAAGCCGCCGAGTAAACAATAAAATAATCAAAGTGTGCTGATACTTTTTGGATACTAATTAGAGCCAGAAACGACCTGTTTCCGGTTCTTTTTTTATGTAAAAATATAATCAGAAAGGCGGTGTATAAGATGGCATTATATAACAATCCTTATCAATATAGTTTTGGCGTTCCTGGGCAGATGAACCAGTTCCAGCAACAGCCTGTCCAGATTCCAGCTCAACCAGTACAGCAACCACAGCAGAATAATAGCGGTATCCTGTGGGTATCCGGCGAAGTAGGCGCAAAATCCTATCTGGTAGCACCCGGGACAAGTGTTTTACTGATGGATTCAGAATCAGAAAAATTCTTTATAAAATCAACAGACGTTTCCGGTATGCCACAACCATTACGGACGTTTGAATATCACGAGGTAGGCTCTCAGATGCCGCCTAAACAGCCTGTTCAAAACATGGACAGTAAATATGTCACCAGGCAGGAATACGACGATTTAAAAGCCAAATTCGACGCTATAGCAAGTCGATTAAATTCATTTTCTGAATCTGTTAGAGTTAATACCGTGCAGGAATCAGCGACCAAGGGAGGAAATGCAGATGAGTAATCCATTATTTAACGCGCTTGGTGGTGGAATGCCACAGGGAAATGGGCCAATGCAGATGATGCAGCAGTTTATGCAGTTTAAACAGAATTACAAAGGAAACCCAAAAGAAGAAGTCCAGAAAATGTTGCAGTCTGGAAAGATTTCTCAACAGCAGCTTAACCAAGTTCAGCAGATGGCAGGGCAGTTTCAGAATCTGCTGAAAGGAATGAAATAGTACATTACAATCTGGCCAGATTGATGTAAATACACAATAAAGGAGATTATAACTATGGATGGAAATTATAGCTTAGCAGACATTGCCGCTGCTACTGGAAATGGCAGAAATAATGACGGCATGTTTGGTGGAGATGGCAGCTGGTGGATTATTGTTTTATTCATTTTTGCTTTCTTCGGATGGGGAAACAACGGATGGGGCAATAACGGCAATGGCGGCGGATATGCAGCCACAGCAGCTACTCAAGCAGACATTCAGAGAGGATTTGATAACTCCGCAGTAATCAGCAAACTTGACGGAATCAATAGCGGCCTGTGTGATGGCTTTTATGCCATGAATAACGGTATGCTTACCGGATTCAATGGAATCAACACAAACATCATGCAGACCGGCTTTGGAATCCAGCAGGCAATCAATGCCGATACTGTAGCCAATATGCAGAATACAAACGCATTGCAGGCGCAGCTTGCAAACTGCTGTTGTGAAACCAGGGAAGCTATCCAGGGCGTGAACTACAACATGGCGCAGAACACCTGTGCATTGCAGAACACCATGAACAGCAACACAAGAGATATCATTGACAATCAGAATGCTGGAACCAGAGCGGTTCTTGATTACCTGTGTGCAAAAGAAAACGCAGATTTAAGAGATAAAGTTCAGAAACTTGAGCTTGCTGCTTCTCAGTCTGCGCAGAATGCTTACATTGCGGCAAATCAGGAAGCGCAGACGGCAGAACTGATTCGCAGAATAAGTCCTATGCCTGTGCCATCCTACGTAGTCCCAGCGCCATATCCATATTCTGGATGCGGATGCAACACCGGATGTAATTGCTGATAACTTCATATCGAGAGTATCTTTCGATTGATTCGGATGTCGGCTTATGCCGTTTTACACAGAGGGGCAGGCTGAGACCTGTCCTTTTGTGATATGAAAGGGGTAAAAATTATGGCAGAATTTACAAATGTAGCTGCTCAGACTGTAGCAGCAAATGGAAACGTAGTATTTTCAAACACAGCAGTCAAAGGTTCTAACTGTATTCAGCACAGAGAGGGAAGTGGAATTATAACTCTAAGAGGACTGACTAATCAGTGCAAAGCGAGATTCTTTGTGGATTTTTCTGGTAATATCGCAATTCCAACAGGCGGTACTGTTGAAGCTATTTCTCTGGCTATTGCAATCTCTGGCGAACCGGTTCTTTCTTCTCAGATGATTTCCACACCGGCAGCAGTAGACCAGTATAACAATGTGTCATCTGGCATCTATATTGATGTACCTCGCGGATGTTGCGTTAATATCGCAGTAGAGAATACAAGCGATCAGGCAATTTCTGTTGCGAACGCAAATATTGTCGTGACCAGAGAAGCATAGGAGGTGTGATTATGAGAGACATTAAAGACTTATGTGCAAGAATTGAAGACGAACTGTCCAAAATCGCTGACAGTGGGTTGACTACTGGAAATCTGGAAATGACATACAAGCTGATTGATATGTACAAAGATATAAAGAACACACAGTACTGGGACAAGAAAGTGGAGTATTACAACACTGTCCTTGATGAGATGCGTAGCGGATACAATGACGATTACAGCGAGCGTGGAAGAAAACATGACAGCATGGGGAGATACAGCTCAAGTGACGGCAGAATGATGCCAGATTACGACCGGGGCAATTCTTATGCCAGACGTGGTGAACATTATGTCAGAGAGCATTACAGCCGCTCTGATGGGCGAGACACTTACGATGACTACATGACACAGAAGCAGAGCTATCGCTCCGGGAAGTCTGAAGACTGCAAAAGAAAAATGCTTGCTGCACTGGAAGAACACATGGATGAGCTTACCACGGAATTGAGCGATATATCCAAGGACGCAGAATGTCGAGAAGAACGTGATCTTGTTAAAAGATACGTCGAAAAACTTAGAAGTATGCTTTGATTCTTGCAAATGTGGGGACAACTTTTTTAAAAGAATATGATACTATAGTCTTACAAGGCATGGTGAACCTTGTAGGACTTGCTGATTAGAAGTTTTTGCTTTCTTTTTCGTTTCATGTCCTCCTTTCTTTGTGAATATGTCCTTAATAGAAACAGATTTGAGCGGAATCTGGAGGTTGAAAAGCGGGTGCAATTTCCGGCATATTCATTAGCCAGTTTGACTGACTGGTAACACCTCCTTGTAAATGAAACAACATCTCCGTGAAAGTCGGATAGTGGCAGGTATAACACGATAAATACCTTGCTAACCCGGGAATCCGGGTTATGGGAAAGCGGCAACGATTGGCGGTGTTGCGGCGGTCTGTAAAACCGTTCCCTCGTGGTAAACATTATAGGTTCAATTCCTATCTTTCCCATTACCTTGCCAGTGGTCTAACTGGCTTAATCCATTTACCTGCGGCGGCAGGTCAATAAACACGACCAGGAGGATATATGCAGAAACTTATTGACACATTAAAATCATTTGGAATTGAAATCCCAGAGGATAAACAGGCAGATGTGAAAAAGGCACTTTCTGAGAATTACAAGAATGCAAAAGAAGTTGCAAAAACTCTATCAAAAGTTGAGGGAGAACGAGACGACTGGAAAGAACGCGCAGAGACAGCAGAAAAGACCCTGAAAGGTTTTGATGGTATCGACCCGGCGAACATTCAGACAGAGCTTGCTGGATGGAAGAAGAAAGCTGAGGACGCAGAGAAAGAATTCAATGCGAAAATCTACGAAAGAGATTTTGACGATGCTCTTAAAACTGCATTGGAAAATGTTAATTTTTCATCTCCAGCAGCTAAAAGATCTGTTATTGCTGATATCAAATCAGCTGGTCTTAAGCTTAAGGGCGGAAAGATTCTTGGACTTAATGATCTGCTTGAACAGATGAAACAGGATGAACCTGATACATTTGTAGATGAAAGTCAGCAGCAGGCCCAGCAGCAACAAGCGAGATTTGCAACAGCGCGGATTGGACATCAGCAGACACCGGGAAGTATGACAAAGAAAGATATCGAAGCAATTAAAGACCCGTCTGAGAGACAGGCTGCAATTGCACAGAATATCCAGTTATTCCAGTGATTTTTTTGCACCGACTATACGCCAGAGTATAGCCGCTAACCCAATACCTTAACAATTATGGGTAGAAAGGATTTTTTATATGGCAGCAAAAGCTAATCTTATTATGAGTAATGATATTCAGGTCACAGCACGTGAGATTGACTTCGTCACCAGATTTGAAAGAAACTGGGAACACTTGCGTGAGATTCTTGGTATCATGCGTCCAATCAAAAAACAGCCGGGTGCTGTACTGAAATCTAAATACGCAGAAGGCACATTGCAGGATGGAAATGTTAAAGAGGGTGAAGAAATCCCTTACAGCAAATTCACTGTAAAAGAAAAGCCTTATGCAGAAATGACTATTGAGAAATACGCAAAGGCTGTATCTATCGAAGCAATCAAGGATCACGGTTACGAGAACGCTGTTCAGATGACCGATGATGAATTCCTCTTTCAACTTCAGACCAATGTTACTGAAAGATTTTACAACTATCTGAAAACAGGTACTCTCTCATTCACGGAAACCACTTTCCAGATGGCTCTGGCAATGGCTAAAGGTCGTGTAGAAAACAAATTCAAACAAATGCACAGAAATGTAACTGGCGTTGTTGGGTTTGTAAATATTCTGGACGTGTACGAGTATATCGGCGCAGCTGATATCACTATTCAGAACCAGTTCGGTTTCCAGTATATGAAAGATTTCCTGGGATTTAACACAATCTTCCTGTTATCCGACAGTGAGATCCCAAGAGGAACAGTTATTGCTACACCTGTGGAGAACATCGTTCTTTACTATGTTGACCCGAATGAATCTGACTTTGCGAGAGCAGGTCTTGTATACACTGTATCCGGTGAAACAAATCTGATCGGATTTCATACGCAGGGCAACTACCACACAGCAGTGTCTGAAGCATTTGCGATCATGGGGCTTACCCTCTTTGCAGAGTATATTGACGCTATTGCTGTCGGAACTATCAATGCAACTCAGACACTTGGAACTCTGACTGTAAATTCTGCGGCAGGAAGTAAGAGCGGAGATACTAAAGTGACTGTTACTCCGACAAAAGCAAGCGCAGGAAATGCATATAAGTACAAAGTTGCATCTTCTGAGACTACTGTAGATTATGGCCAGAATGTGAAGAACTGGACTGCGTGGGATGGAGAAGCTGACATTACCGCAGCAACAGGGCAGATGATCACAGTGGTTGAGTGTGACAGTACCTATAAGGCGTTGAGTGCCGGACATGCGACTGTAACAGCAAAATGATGATCGTGGGAGGTAACTGGCATGGCTTATGCAGATTATAAATTCTATACAGAATCATTCGGCAATGTCGTGCCAGAAACCGACTTCCCACGACTGGCAGAAAAAGCTAGTGATTTTATAGACGCAATGACGTTTGACAGACTGGTGGATGGACTGCCAGAAAATGAACGCTCACAGAAGCGCATCAAAAAGGCGGTCTGTTCATTGGCTGAATTAATGTATCAGATTGAGCTTGCTGAAAAGAATGCTATCAATCAGGCATCGGCAAATGTAACCGACATGAATGTCGGGAACATCTCAACAGGCATTGTAACATCTGTATCTTCTGGCAGTGAATCCATCTCTTACGCAACACCTCAACAGATTGGGGCGAGTGCAAAAGAATGGAGCGCGGTATATGCCGCCGCCGGAGATGCGCAGAAAACGAACGACTTACTCTTAAAGACGGCTTTACCGCTTCTGATGGGAGTAAGGACGGATGATGGAATACCAGTTTTATATGCAGGAGTGTGAGCATGATTTGCAATAAAAAGGCTTATTCAGATATGCGAAAAGACTGTGAAAGCTGTCCAAACAAAGAGCAGTGTTGGAACGGTAAAAATGTTGGAGTAGCCTATTTAGATGCAAGCATCGCAGAAAAAGCATCACAACCGATTTTGAGAGAAACAACGACTATAAATGTCGGAGGTGTTCTTACAACGGTATATAAAGATGATATTGAAAGAGAAATATATAAGGCTTTACGAGAGCCTTTTTCTCTGAACTTTGGAGCGTAAACGGTAATAGAATACTAGTATTGCATGCAGGAGTGTAAAAATGGAATTAAAAGAACTCACCAGCAAAGTAATAGAACTGTTGAATATTGAAAGTCCAGAACAGATTCCAGATTCTTTGATGGAAATTGTGCTGAATGGAAAAACAGAATATTTTGACAGATTTTGCAATCTGGTTGAGGACTTATCCATTGACTGGTTGCAGAAGATTTTCCAGTATTATCTTGCTGATAGAAAAGTAAAGATGCAGGACTATACGCCTGTTTCATTGGCAAGATTTGTTGGAAAACTGGTGCAGACAGAAAACGAACGGTCTGTATATGATTTATGCGCTGGAAGTGGTGCATTGACTATTCAGAAGTGGAATCTGAATAACAAATTGAAATTCGTATGCTATGAGTACGATAAAACAGTTATCCCAATTCTACTTTTTAATCTGGCAGTAAGAAATATTAATGCAGTCGTTGTAAATGGTGACGCATTGCAGGATGAAGTTTTCGCAACTTATCTTGTAAAGAAAGGTGATAAATATTCTTCTGTAAAAAAGACAGAAAATTTTAAACTAGAAAAAACAGACAGTTGTATTTCAAATCCGCCTTACAACATGAAGTGGAAGATACCGCCGTTTGCACAGTTACAACCTCGCTTTAATGACTGCGAGTTGCCGCCAGAAAGCAATGCAAATTACGCTTTTATTCTGACCGCATTGGATAACTGTAATGAAAAGGTTTCAATGATTCTTCCATGTGGGATATTAACTTCAGAACTAAAAAATGAAATAGAAATAAGAAAGTATCTTATTGAGAAGAATCTGATAGAATCAGTTATTTTGTGTCCAGATAAAATGTTTGAAGCTACTTCGATTGCAACTTGCCTTTTGACACTGAACAAGAAAAAAGAGACAACACATATTGCATTTTTAGATATGCGTAAAACTTGCGATGTAGAGCAAAGAGAACAAAATGGACAGTTTGGCGGGGCAAGTCACGAAAATAGAACGTACAAAAAAGCTGTTAATGTTTTTTCTGATGAACAGATGGAAAACGCCATTGATTCTATTATTAATCAGAAAAGCATTGCCGAATTTTCAAAAAGCGTGCCTTTTCAAACTGTAGTAGAAAACAGATATACTCTTCTCCCAACACGATACCTTGAATTTAAAGAAGAGGATTTCGCGCACAGAGATTATGGAGAAATCATTGACGACTTAAACAGAGTTATCAATGAGAAAAATGGTCTCAAACTGACAATGAATGAAACACTTGCAAAATCAATCGGATTGTATGACATATTCCAGATGTTCAAGCAGTCGGAAGAAACAGCGGATTCCATGAATCAAATGCTTACTTTTACCGGAAAAAAAATCGAAAAAGAAAACTTTATTTCCATGACGAAGAAAGCAGGAGAACTGAAATTTGAAAATGGAAGCAAGAACAACATATCAACTATATTGCTTTCAATTTTACAGATGTGGAAACAACACATAATGTATCTGAACAATGAAGAAAACAGATATTTGATAGAATTGAGAGACGCACTTTTACCAGATTTAATGTCTGGAAAAATTGATTTGGGAGGTGATAAATAATGGACATTTCAACACTTGGCTCATGTATTGCAATCGTTATGATCTGCTACATCGTAGGAATGGGCTGTAAAGCATCAAAAAGAATCTCTGATGAATGGATTCCAGTGATCATGGCGGTTATTGGTGGAATTCTTGGAGCGGTCGGAATGGGAGTTATCCCAGATTTCCCGGCATCGGACTATATCACGGCAGTTGCAGTTGGTATGTTTAACGGATTGTCGGCAACTGGTGTGAATCAGGTTATTAAGCAGACAGTGCAGAAAGAATAATTAAGGAGAGGGTATCATGTACGAAAAAACTTTGACGATTTTCAATTATTATGAGAGTCCGACAACAAGAGATGCGTACTGGTATCCTCATGTACTATCCGGTGTCGATCTCGTTACCGATAAAGGAGCAATCCTTAAAAAGTACGGACCAGACGTAACAGACAACGCACAGTTACACATCCGATATACTGTCCAGAATGGCGATATAACCATTACTGATAAAGACGGAAAGATTCTTCCATGGGTGCCGTCTAAAGAGTGGAAACAGCAGATTAACAACGCTCTGGAAGATACTATCACATTCTCAGATGAATCGTTCTTCTGGGAGGGTGAGTGGACTGGTGGAACAGTCACTGAAAGTGATTACCGAAATGGATTCTATCAGTACATGAACGAGAATAAGGACAACGTGTTCAAGATTACCAGTGTAGGCGGTCCGTATACACTGATTCCTCACTTCGAGATTCTTGGTAAGTAATATGAGCAAAATTCATCATTTCAAAGGATTCTCCGTAGTTGACGGAGATATGAAAATCAAACTGAATATGGATAGATTTTCTAGGCAATACCAAGAAGCCCAGTATCTCCTTGATGGAATGGTTATGGACAGTATGGTTCCGTTCATGCCGATGATTACAGGGGACTTTATCAACCGGACAAGAGTTGAGAGTGCATCCTTGCAAGGAACTGGGAAAGTATGTGCGGCGGCGGCTCCTTATGGACGTTTTCTGTACGAGGGGAAAGGAATGGTTGATGAAGCAACTGGAAGTCCCTACGCAAGACGTGGAGCAAAGAAAGTTCTTGTTAGTCAGTTTTCTGGTCAGACAGCCGCAAAGGAAAATCTTGAATACACCAAACAGGCTCATCCACGAGCACAGGCAAAGTGGTTCGATGCTGCTAAGCGACAATACGGTGACACATGGCTTCGCAAGGTAAAAGCACAGGCAGGAGGTGGCAGACATGGCGGATAAACCTATCGGAAAAGATGCAACCGGATACGAGATTCTGACAGATGCCATGAAAGCACTTCTGAACCAGTATCCGGGACTATATGAAAATGAAACAATCAAGTTTGAGGAACTTGGCAAGGAGTCCGGAATTGCGTTCTCGGCAGACAACGGGGCGCTGATCTATTCAGAAAAAGAAGATGTTTGCGGAACGATGCATCAGGTATGTCAGTACCCATTTTACGTGGTATATCGTACAGCATCTGACAAAGAAAGGCAGAAACTATCTGTTCAGAAGTTCCTTGACAATCTCGGTAAATGGATATGCCGGGAACCAGTTATTATAAATGGCTCTGAGACGCGTTTAAATGTGTTTCCAGAGCTTTCACAGGGGCGAGTGATAAAACGTATCACACGTGACAACTCCTATGGTTTAGAACCGCAGGAGAGCGGCGTACAGGACTGGTTGTTACCATTGTCGGTGCGCTACGAAAATACTTACGAAGCAATATAACAAGTAACAACCGGCTATCAATTGGAGATAGTCGCTAACCTACACAGCCTTTTAAAGTTATAGGCAGAAAGGACATTTCTATGGCAGTTACAGGCAAGATTGACCGTAAATATATGGCTCATTATATCGACGCAGGCTCCCTCTGTGGAGGACTGACACCGAAATATGAGCGTCTTGGAAAGGACCTGGAAGAGTATAACGTAGAACTCAATCCAGATACTGAAACATCTAAAAACATTCTTGGAGAATCCACATTTAAACACAACGGCTATGAAGTTTCTTCTGACGCTGATCCGTTCTATGCAGACACTACTTCTGATCTGTTTACAGCATTGCAGAAGATTGTAGATGGACGTCTCAAAGACGACAACCTCAAAACAAAAGCAGTTGAAGTTCATCTCTGGACAGAAGCCACGGCAGGCAAGTATGAAGCATACCAGCAGGACTGCTACGTTGTACCGACTTCCTATGGCGGCGATACATCCGGCTATCAGATTCCGTTTACTGTGAACTACGTTGGCGAACGTGTAAAAGGAAAATTTGATATCAGTTCCGGTACATTCACAGCTGACAGCGAATAAGCACATATGCAAGGAGGGTACGCCAAATGGCAAAAGTAATTAATACAAAAATTGATGATGGAATTCTCATTTTCACATTCACTAACAACGAAGACGAAGTTTTTTCTTCTTTCAAATTAAATCCGACGGATATCAATGTAGCAGCACGCGCAGAGGAACTGACAGAATATTTTGAACAATTCAAAGATTCTATTCAGAAAGTCACTTCTGGTAAAGAAATGGCTGAACTGAATAAACAGCTCGAAGATAAGATCAACTATCTGCTTGGCTACGAAGCATCAAAAGACCTGTTTAAAGAACCAATTACCGCAACAACTGTATTCGGTAATGGCCAGGTATTTGCTTATATCGTTCTGGACAAGATCGCAGAAGCAATCGCACCGGAAATTGAAAAGAGAAAAAAGAAAATGCAGGCAGCAGTTAACAAGTATACGGAGAAATATGAAAAATGACCGCCTATGAGCTTCCCACCTCACTGAACATAAGTGGGGTGGATTTTTCTATCAGAACGGATTTTCGAGCAATCATTGATATTCTCATTGCGCAGAATGATCCAGAGTTAGACGAACAGGCAAAAGCAGTTGTTATGTTGCAGATTCTGTTCGAGGATTGGCAAAGCATACCCTCAGAACATCTTGTAGAAGCTTGTCGGAAAGCTTGCGAGTTTATTGACTGTGGTCAAGTTGACGATAGTCCGAATAAACCCAAACCTCGCTTGATGGACTGGAAACAAGACGGAGATATGATCGTTCCGGCTGTAAACAAGGTTGCTGGTAAAGAAATCAGAGCCGTTCCATACATGCACTGGTGGACGTTCTTTGGATACTTTATGGAATCCGGTGAATGCCTTTTTAATACAGTGGTTGGGATCCGTTCTAAAAAGGCGAAGGGCGAAAAGCTCGATAAATGGGAAAAGAAATTCTATCAAGAGAACAAGAACATTATTGATATAAAAACACGTCTCAGCGATGAGGAGCAAGCTTATAAAGATAAGCTGAATGAGATGTTGAACCTCAAATAGTTAGGAGGTGGACACATGGCTGCTGATGGCTCAATTATTATTGATACCAAGTTTGATACATCTGGAATTGATAATGGAGTATCAAGGATTAAACAGTCATTTAACAGCCTTGGTAGTGCTGTAAAAAAAATCGGTCTACTGATTGGTGGGGCTTTTGCAGTTGGTAAGTTAGTACAGTTTGGAAAAGAGTGCGTTGCCCTTGGTTCCGACCTCGCAGAAGTTCAGAATGTGGTCGATGTTACATTTACCACCATGTCGGATAAGGTCAATGAATTTGCAAAGAATTCAATGGTCTCAGCCGGACTGTCAGAGACAATGGCAAAAAGGTATGTTGGTACGTTCGGAGCAATGTCTAAGTCATTCGGATTCTCAGAGGCACAGGCTTATGATATGTCAACGGCTCTGACACAGCTTACTGGTGACGTAGCATCATTTTACAATATCAGTCAAGACTTGGCTTATATCAAGCTAAAATCAGTGTTTACGGGCGAAACAGAAACGCTCAAGGACCTCGGCGTGGTAATGACCCAGTCGGCACTTGACCAATACGCACTTGCAAACGGCTATGGCAAAACCACATCTGCCATGACCGAACAGGAGAAAGTTGCTCTCCGATTGGCTTTTGTGCAGAAACAGTTATCAGCCGCATCTGGAGACTTCATTCGTACTTCTGACAGCTGGGCGAACCAGGTGCGAGTGATGCAGTTGCAGTTGCAGTCCCTCAAGGCAACAGTCGGACAAGGGCTGATTAATATTTTTACACCTGTTCTGAAAGTAATCAATATTCTTCTCGGCAAACTGGCGACTCTGGCAAACGCATTTAAGTCATTCACGGAGCTTATTACTGGCAAGAAATCATCAGGTCAGACAGGTGGAAGCGGCGCAGGGCTTGCCGGAACAGATACAGTTGCAGATACGGCAGATCAGTATGGACAGGCAGCCGATAATGCAGAGAAACTGGCAGATGCCACAAACGATAATGCTAAGGCAACGAAAAAGGCAAATAAAGAAACAAAAAATTATCTTTCTTCATTGGACGAAATACACAAAGCTACCTCTACAGATAGTAGCTCTTCCATACCATCTTCATCTGGCGGGAGTGGTGGAGCGTCTGGAGGATTATCTGGTGCAGTAAGCAATGTGGATTACGGAAAACTTGCAGAAGGCGAAACGACTATTAAAAAAATGTCCAAGCCGCTTGATTCCATAATAAAGAAGTTTAAAAAATTAGCCAAATTGCTATCAAAAGGATTCTGGGATGGACTAGGCGATTACAAACCGATTTTTGATGATATTAAGGAAAATATTAACTCTATCGGGAAATCCTTGCAGAATATATTTACTGATCCAGAAGTAATTGGAGCGGCAAGTGATTTTTTAGATACATTTGCCTATTCCATTGGAAGAGTATCTGGATCTTTTTCGAGGATTGGAATAACAATTGCTCAAAATCTTATTGGAGGAATAGAAAAATTTCTAAAGCAAAACACCAGTAGAATAAAAACATATTTAATTGATATGTTTGATATTGGATCTGAGGTTGCTCAAATTGAAGGAAATTTTTCATCCGCTCTAGCAGAGGTATTTTCTGCATTTGGTGGAGAAATTGCGCAGCAGATAACAGCCAATATCATAGGGATATTCTCAAATATCTCAATGACTGCTATGGGATTATGTGCAAGACTTGGAAGAGATATGCTGAATATGATCGCACAGCCGTTCATTGATAATAAGGATATATTAAAAAGCGCAGTCGAAGGAACACTTGGGGTTATCGAAACAATAACCGATGGATTATCGACAGTTATTCAAAATCTTTCCGATTTAGTGACCGCATTATACGATGAGCATTTAAAACCTTTTTTTGATTCAATAGCTAATGGACTTTCAACCATTTTTGGAACTTTAATAGATGGATATAACACATATATTCTTCCAGTTATGCAAGGTTTAGCTTCTAAGATAAAAGAGCTTATGGATGGGGAATTGGGAGAAATGTTTGTAAAAGTCCAAACTTTTCTCGGCAAATTAATAGATATCTTAAAAGAGCTTTGGGAAAATATTTTAGTTCCAATAATTAGCTGGATTGTATCAAATGCAATTCCAGTAATAGCAGACGTTGCAAATGTAATTGGCGACACTGTTATAGAGGCAATAAAATCCGTTATTAAAATTATTGGAGATGTATTAGATGTCCTGAGCGGAGTTATTGATTTTCTGAAAGGAGTTTTTACAGGCGATTGGGAACTAGCATGGAACGGAATCAAAGAAACTGCAAGAGGTACATGGAACCTTATAAAAGATATTATATCTGGAGCCTGGGAAGCTATTAATGGAATAGTAAAAACCGCATTAACAATAATAAAAAGTATCATTTCTCTTTCTTGGAACGCAATAAAAACAGTTACTGTTACAGTATGGAATGTTATAAAAACATGGCTGTCTAATACATGGGAAGCAATAAAAACTACAGTTTCGACAGTATTTGACGGAATAAAGTCTAAAATTACAAGAATTTGGGATTCCGTGTCAGAAAAAACGTCATCTATATGGGGAAAAATAAAAACGTTTGTTGACGGAAAAGTAAGTGCTATTCATGATGCAATCGTGGATAAATTTACAAGTGCCAGAGATACGGTCAGAAGGGCGTTTGAGGGTATACGTGATACCATCAAAGATATATTAAACAAGGTGATCGGAATTGCAAACAGCGCTATTGGAACTGTAAACAGTGCAATTGGCGGCATTGAATCAGCATTTACATTTGGACCGTGGAAGGTTCCAACTCCTTTTGGTTCGAGGACAATTGGATTTACAGCTAATTTCCCAAGAGTTCCTACAATTCCATATCTTGCAAAAGGTGCCGTTATCCCGCCAAGATCAGAGTTCCTTGCAGTGCTTGGAGATCAGAAGAATGGTCGCAACCTGGAAGCACCAGAAGAATTGTTAAGGCAGATTGTAAGGGAAGAAACTGGAGGACAGCAGTCTGGCGGAAGCTATAGATTTACCGCACAGCTCAACAGACGAACCATATTTGATGAGATGATTGACGAAGCAAAGTTAAGACGTGATGCAAGCGGTACAAATCCGTTTGAATTGGCATAGGGGGTGAGAATGTGGCATTTTCAATAAGTAAATCAATAACTGATAGATATAAAATAAATGGGCTTCTCATCCCTCAACCAGATGAGGATATGCAGTGTAACTTTGAGACCACCTATTCAGAAGGAAGTAACCGAACTCAAAAAGGAGTTGCATTGATAACTCCACTTTTTACAGTAATCCAATACAGTTATAAGGCAACTAATGTGCCGGTTGACGAGAAATCAACTAATCTGGTAAATGCAATCATAAAAGGAAAACCATTTATTTTATATCATTGGCTGGCGCATAAAAACGAATGGCGATCAGAAAAATTTTATGTTGGAAAAATGCACTACAATATAAGGCATGTTGGAGAGTATTACTCTGAGATATCGTTTAATATGCAGGGGGTGAATCCACTTGATTAATGTATCAAATACTTTTAAAGAAAAGTTGCAGGATGGTGAGCAAGTAATTGAAATCGTGGAGATCACCTTTGCTGACGGAACGACAAAGACACTTGAAAACGAGATTATGATCGGCAACAATGACTTTTCCGATTGTGCGGAGAGTAGTAGCTTCCCGGTCGGCGCTACAGTTTGCAAAACAATGAAGCTTGAACTGGACAATACAGAGGGTCAGTGGAAAGATTATAATTTCTATCAAGCTAAAGTGCATGCATATTTGAAGCTCCAGACTTCCGTTGCAGAACCAGCCAGTGAATCAATTTGGATGGATGATTTTTATGAACCGATTTTAGACACTGATGGAAACAGCATAGTCCTTTCCAGAGCTGCCTCAGAAGACCGATACGAGACGATTGACAAGGGTATCTATACAATTACCACGCCAGAGCAATACGGCGAAATATTGAGCTTTACGGCGCTGGATGACATGTATAAAACCAATGCTAAATATTATAGTGCTCTGACGCTTCCACAGACAGTTATAGCGCTGGTAAGAGACGCTTGTGAGAGTTTGAATATCCCTATGGGATTTTCTTCTATGGCACATGGAAATGTAGTTGTCACAGCGCTCCCAGATAATATGACATTCCGTCAGCTGATTGGATGGGCGGCAATGTTGGAGACGGCAAACGCCAGAATTGACAACAGAGGTTATTTACAGTTTATTAAGTGGAATTTTGGAGCTGTCGAAAACGGCTCCTTGGTTCCAATTAAACTAGAGGATTACGTGAATAGCCCAACTCTTTCCAGTGATGATATTGTAATTACTGGTATCAGAGTAAAAAACAAAGAATCGGAATCCCTGTTTGGAAGTGCCGGGTACGTCCTGGAGTTAGAAAATAATCTTCTGTCTGACAGTGACCTCGGAACTGTGGCGGCATGGATTGGCGGTAATTTGGTCGGAGCTAAATTCCGAAATCTGCAAGGAGATCTGATTTATAATCCTCTGTTAGAGTTTGGCGACATGGCATATAGCTTTGATCGGAACGGAAATAAATATCTTACACCGATTACTGATGTATCATCTCCGTTAAATGGCATTACCACTGTAAAAACACAGTCAGATGATCCTATCCGAAACAGTAGCACATATATGTCGGAAGCTACAAAAGCACTGGTAGAAGCTAGACAACTTGTTAAGGATGAACGCACAGAGCGCGAAAAAGCCGTTGAAAGGCTAGCAAATACGCTTAAGGAGTCTGGTGGGCTTTATATGACAGAAGATCCACAGGATGACGGTAGTGTAATCTATTATATGCACAATAAGCCGACTCTGGAAGAATCAGATATTGTATGGAAACTCACGGCGGAAGCCATTGGAATTTCTACAGATGGTGGAAAAACCTATCCTTATGGATTTACTGTTACAGGAGAAATGATTACAAGACTGCTATACGCCGAGGGAATCAATGCAAGCTACATCAATGCCGGCGCGCTGATCGTGCGTGACACAAACGGAAAGATTATCTTTTCAGCCGATATTGATAATAACCAGATTGTAATTGACGGCGCATCCGTGCGAATCGGTGCATCACCTTTGGACGGACTGTTAAACAGTATGCAAGGTCAGATTGACGGAAATATCAATACCTGGACCGGGGCTCCTGCGCCTACACTTAGCAATTACCCGGCAAACGAGTGGCTAACTGATACAGAAATGAGTAAGCATGTAGGTGATCTGTATTATGATGGAGACAGCCATGCTTACAGATTCCGCAATGATGGAAAAGGGTATTACTGGGAAAGATTAAAAGATACGGACGTAACAAAAGCATTACAGGATTCCGAGGATGCTTTAGCGGCAGCCAAACAGGCGCAGGAAGCGGCAGCTCTTGCAAAGAATATGACATTGCAGCTGAGCAACGAATACCAAGGCGTTTCTGTTGATTCTGATGGAAATTATGGAACGTTTCCTAGTAACGTGAGTACACAGGCGGTCGTAATGTACGGAACACAGGATATTACATCTGATTGTAAGTTTACAATTATCAAATCAGATAGCGTAACAGGAATCTGGAACAATTCAGCAAAGACATATACGGTAACGGGGCTGTCAGCCGATGATGGTTGGGTAGATGTTAGGGCAACTTATCTTAGTGCTTTGACGGTGACCAAAAGATTTTCCATTTCAAAAATTTATGCGGGAAACGATGGAAAGAACGGTCTTCCGGGAGAACCTGGACGAGATGGAAAAACAAGTTACACCCATATTGCTTATGCCAATAGCGCAGATGGTAAAACCGATTTTTCGGTGTCTGATAGTAACCGGGAATATATCGGTATATATGTTGATTTTGAACTACAAGATAGCACTAACCCGGATGATTATGCATGGACGCTTGTAAAAGGTGCAGATGGGGCAAATGGATCTCCAGGAAAACCTGGAACAGACGGAAGAACACCATATTTCCATGTAGCTTACGCAAACAGCGCGGATGGTAAGATGGGCTTTGATGTATCTGATAGCACTGGAAAAGAATACATCGGGCAGTATACAGATTATACGGAAGCCGATAGCACTAACCCCGGTGCCTATTCATGGACAAAGATTAAGGGAGAACAAGGAGTTCCGGGTAGAACATATTTTCTTGAAAGCCCATCATATGTTATTAAGCAACGCGCGAATGGCAGTGTAGCCCCGAGCTATATTACTTTGAGTGCTTGGTATCGCGATGGAAACGCGGAAACACGAACAGCATATAAAGGACGTTTTAAAATCGAAGAATCCGTAGATGGGGAAAATTGGAAAACGGTATATTCTTCTGCGAAAGACGAAACAAGCGTTTCACATAATTTATATACGGTATTATCAACTAAAGCGGGAGGAATTATAACAACGGCTTCTGGAAGGTCAATTGGAATTCCAAGAGATGTAAGTGCCATAAAATGTACCTTATACGCGGCGGGTGGATTTTCACAACCATTAGATTCCCAAAGTATGGCGGTTGTAATTGATGTAGATGCACTTACACATGAAGAAATATTTAACCTCTTAACCAATGATGGCGCAATTAAAGGAATTTATAAAGAGGGAAATCAGCTATATATTTCGTTCACTTACGCCAAGGGCGGCACATTAAAGCTCGGCGGTCCAAATAATGGATATGGCACTTTTGAGGTGTATGATGCTAGCGGAAATGTTATTTGCAAAATAAACAATACAGATGGATTCAAAAATATAAAAGGGAATGAGTGGGCGCAAATAAAAGAATCTATATTTAGTGCTGGATATGGCAGCATAACAGATGGACTTCTTGACTTATCAGCACAATATGAAAACAAGAGAAATGTTGTTCTCCAATCTGTAACTGGTGATTTGATATTTAAGGTAGCTCAAAATTTAATGATAGAAGGAATGAAAGCACTTACTGCTGGAAATCCGATGGTTTTTAGTCCAACATATCTTTATGTTGGATATTCCTCATCATCCTCCATGCACTACAAAGTGCTTGGGAAATCCATCAAAGAAGACGAGCTGGAAGACCTATACAGAATCAAAGTAATCTGGGCGAAATACAAAGACGGATATTTATTTGAGCAAGATGAACGATACGGTAAAGAAATGCCGATGTTTATAGCCGAGGACATTGACCGAAGATTTCCATTAGCTGTTGACCATAATGAAAAAGGTAAAGCTGAAAACTGGAATTACCGCATTATGATCCCATGCATGTTTGCCATGCTGAAAAACGACCATGAGAAGGTTCTGGCATTGCAGTCAGATAACCAGATATTACTTTCTAAAATTGATGCTTTATCAGCAGAGGTAGAGCAGTTAAAAGAACTTATCAACAATATTTCACGAAAGGATTGATAAAAAATGTCTGAATCTATACCAAGTACACTAATATCAGCTCTCCCAGCAGCTACCAAAGTATCTGATACGGATATTGTGGTATTGGAGAACGGCTCTACAACCCAGAAGATTACTATAGCGCAGTTGAAAGAGGCGCTAGGGATTAATGCACTAAACACGAATTTTAAATTCTACAGTTCCTTATCTCAAATTGGATTAACAACAGCTGCAACATGGGATCAGATACTTATTAAATTAACTGATGGTACTGGAATAAAATTTGCTGCATGGAAATCAGACTATCCTAATTTATCAAATCCATGCACAGGTAGTAGGCAATTAATAACTGTTTGCAGATCATATTCAGGTTATTCTACTATAGAAGTGTGGGATATTAATAATAACGTTCGCCACTTTACAGCGCATAATGGAGATAACTATAGACCTTGGAAATCATACTAAAACCACGTTACACTCTATGTTTTTAATGCTGTTGACAATCAGCTGCATTTACGTTTCTTTGTATATAATCTACAAGTATCAACAAATGTTGCCCAATCACTACTGTATTGCCATCTAACTGTATATGTTCAAGATGAAATTGCAAATTCTGGAAAGCTTAATTGAGCATAATAAGCAATACTTGGACATCTTGTTGAATTGGACTATATACTTTTATTTTCCCAGTAGTATTTGTGTCTCTTGCAATAACGCAACCAGCTATATATTAAAACAAACCTATAATTAAAGGAGGGCAACAACATGCCAAAATGGACTGAATACACATCAAAAAATACGTTAGCGGATAATGACGAAGTAATGTTGTATGACGCAACTGGGAGAGCGAATAAGCGCGGATTAATGAGCAAGTTTTGGGATTATGTCGTTGGTAAAATGGCAACGGCTGTGATCTCGAAATTGGAGACAAATAACAAGACAATCATCGGGGCAATAAATGTACTAAATAGTGACTCATTATCACGAAAGACAGAAAACATTACACAATTACCGGATGGAAATAAAGCTAAATTAATATCAATAGGTAGCACTGGTATTGATGTGGGTAGTACAGGTGAAAAAATTCCATCATGGTCTTTTGGAATATTTTTACCAAGCAGCGGAGGTTCTGACGCCTGTTTACTTTGTGCCAATTCTACACAGATTACCATAGCATATAAATCAAGTGGTGTTTGGGTCTCTTGTAAAAGAATCGGATAAATAATTATTTTTCTTTCCACTCATTCCAAATATTTTCGAATTTATTTCTGACATATAGTTTTGTGGTAAGAAGCGATAAAAATTCTTGATTTCGTGAAAATATGTTGTTTGCTTTTTCACTTTATTCTGCAACGATTGATTTTATAAGTAATGAATTTGTAGCTCCGTCAACAATAGTAATACCGTCGTACCTAAATACAATCATCTTTGCCGAATCATCGGAACGTTTGTAGAATTTTACGATACAATAACTTTCAAGTGATTTTATATTTGCACAGAAAACTTTTTCTACTCCGATGATTGAGAGTTTCAAACATTTATTAAATACCGCTTCAAAATTGTCATATGTGTTGCTTTGTGAATTTATAAAAAAATTTCTGTCACTATAGAGTTTGTTAGAGAAGCAAGAAAAAATAACAAAACACTACCAAACATAAAATGAATATGCTATAATCAGCATATCAAAATCGGAATAACAAAAATGGAGCTGAGTTCCCGACTACCAATCAAAAAACTCAGCTCCAAGCACCACAAAGGGTACAGCTATATTATATAAAAATGTGGGGCTGAAATTCACAATTACTCGTTGTATCATGTACTTATCAACATGAAAGGAATGATATAATGAGCAAATTACAGGAATTTTTAAACCTTGGTGATTATTACGCATCCAACGGCGGGTACCTTGAAAAGAAAAGTAATGCCTATCTGGATGATTTTAAAAAGAATGCCGGATATAATAATTACACTAGATTCGCAAGAGATGTAAATAGCTGGGGGCAACCAGGATGCCAGGGGCAGCCGTGGTGTGCGGAATTTCAGTTTTGGAAATTGGTGAAAGTTCTCGGAATCACCAAAGCATTAAAGATCATGGGCGGAGGTTTTTACAATTGCGTATCAATCACTAATCATGCTAAAACAAACGGAACTTGGCACAGCAAGCCAAAAGTCGGAGCGCTTGTAATCTTCCACAACGGTTCTCATGTTGGAAGCGTGCAAAGTTTTGATGGTTCGAGAATCTATACAAACGAAGGAAATACTTCTAGTGCAGCTGGAGTAGTAGCAAATGGCGGTGCAGTCCGAAATAAGTCCTATTTAATCAGTGATTCTTCCATTGATGGATATGTTTGGATTGACTGGGACAAAACAGTACAGGAGACTTGGAAAAAGACAGGAACCAGAGTAGCAACAGTAAATGATTTGTACGTCCGTGAGGCACCGAATGGCTACGTTATGAGTTCAATCAATAAAGGAACCGTTGTTGAAATTGATGGAAAAACAAGTGGAAAATGGACGCATGTTAAAGTTTCCGGAATTGGCATTGGTTGGATTTGGACTGGATATCTTGCAAAAGAATCGGTTAATAAGCCAGTTGTAATTTCAAGCAAACAGGATAAGACACAGGTGCTTTTCAAGGGAAATGTAACTGCCACTGTGCTTAATGTGCGTACTTGGGCTGGAACTGAGTACCCGAACATCAAAAAATACCCAACTCTTAACCAGGGCAACGAAGTAGAAGTTATGAATTATACACAGAAAGATAAAAACGGCAGCAAATGGTATTATATTCGTATTGCAGGAAAGTATTATGGCTTTGTATCTGCAAAATATATTAAGAAACAGTAAAAAATATCCCGGGGTTAATTCCCCGGGACTTTCTTTTTTTTAATTACCGACAACATCAATGAGCCAGTTCGTTGGCACATAGAAGATATCATTAATTATTCTTTTGAATTTTTGGGAAAATGTCTAGCTGAAAACCAATCTCGTTGCCTTTCCCATAAGCGTTTTTGGTATCTTTTGAGTAGACAACCTTTTCAATCAAACTCTTAAGCATTTTATTCTTCGATTCCGTGTCAAGGCTCCAATAATTATCAAGCAACTCTTCGCAACGCGGGATAAAATCCGACCGTTGTTTTATAATGTTCTCGTCATGTTTGATTTCTTCTTTTAATTTTTCTATAGTATCGGAGCATGACTGGATAGATGCGGATATTGTTTTAGCACGTTCAAGAAAAACCTCTGTGGTGTAGATACCCTGTTCAAGCAGATCATATTGTTTCGCCTTCTGAGAGTTTAAGTTTTTCAGCTCGTTTTCTTTTTCGTGTATGAGATTCTGCTTAGAAGTTATTCCGCAATCAATATCCTTTGAAGATATATTAATATCATTGTTTAACTTATATTCCTCCACAATCTCCCTAATTCCATCAATCACAGCTTTTTCAACCAGAGGCAACTTGCTACTTACTGTGGGGCAAGACGTATATGGACACATGAGGGTATCTTCCTGTCCGCGCTTTTGATAAGGACGGCGAACCATGGCGCGACCGCATTTGCTGCAATAGACAATTCCGGCAAGTGGATTACGAATCGAGTTTGCTATACTAACTGGTCGAGGTGGGTTCTTTTTTCGTATTTCCTGTACGGAGTTAAACAGGTCCTCCGATATAATAGCCGGATGCAATCCATCACAAATAAGAGTATCTTTTGATCGTGGGCGTGTCTTAATTACTTGACCATTCTGTATAGTCTTCACTGTTTTTCTCCCATTCCATCGGATTTTCCCGATGTATACCGGATTTGTCAGAATTCCCTGTATACTGGCAGGAGTCCAGTCGCCGCCCAGTGCAGATTCTATTCCCATTTCATTTAATTTCCGTGCAATCTTCGCGACTCCAATTTGTTCGCAGCCATCACCGGCATACCAGGTGTAGATCATTTTTACAATCTCAGCTTGAGTCGGAACAGGTCGGAGAGTATAGCCTTTTTCTTTTTCAAGTTTTACTCTTTCGTATCCGTAAGGTGGTTTGTTACCACAGTATTTCCCTTCTTTTACTGATGAGATCCTTCCGGCGTTCAGTCGGCGCTTGATGGTTTTATATTCTCTTCGGCTCATAAATAGTCCAAACTCAAAATACTCTTCATCGAATTCGTTGTTTGGATCATATATTTTTGTGGGGGTAATAATTTTCGTGTCAGAATACTGGAAAGCCCTTGATACAACGCCTTGGTCGATGGTGTCACCTCTGGCAAGACGTTCCACCTCTACAACCAGGACTCCATCCCACATGCCGGATTCTACCTCGTGAAGAAGTTGCTGCATAACAGGGCGATCGGCGATAGTTTCTCCAGATACCACTTCGCGGTAAATTGCGCCCACAATGTACTCTTTTTTCTTTGCAAGATCTAACAGGATCCTCTGATGCCTGGCAAGTGTTTCACCCTCTCCATGTGCTTCAGCTTCCCGATCAGCTCTGGATTTCCTTAGATAGATACATACTGATTCATTCATTTTATCATTCTCCTTTTTTACTTGTGCGATAATCCAGGAGATGATATAATTATGGTGTAGGTAAGATTTTCTCCGAGATTATCTTATTTATTAAACCGGTTCCTGTTGGTCGCAGGAGCCGGCTTTTTTATTATTTATTCTATTTCATCAATATCAAGAGAATATCCAAAGACTTCTCCAACATCTGTACATTTCCCTTTTAAAGTAACTGTCTCTCCTTTGGTCATGGAAGCTACTTTTGTTTTTTGTTCATCATTTTTTATGTAGCATTGAACTCCGATAATCTCAAAGTCTCCATCAGCCATCAAGTTAATATACTTTCCAGAAGCGTCAATGTTTGTAAGTTTTCCAGTAATCTCAAGATATTTATCTTTGTATTTATCAGATGCTCCCATGGCATTGTTATCAAGATCTGCCATCATATCATTAACTGATACGGAAGTGTATTCTTTTGGTATATCTTCTTTTTTACTTGATGTAGAATTTGTAGATTTCGTACTGGAATTACTATTACTTCCGCCTGTCACCGCACCTATAGCACAAAGGATGATAAGGGTAAGCAGAATCCACTTAAACTTTCCACCTTTTAATTTCTTCCGGCACTGCGGACACACTTTAGCGTCTGCCGGAATCTCTGTTTTGCAATATTTGCACTTTTTGGTCTTTTCCATAGAAAATCCTCCTCATATGGTTTATTTTATCTGATTGTACCACAGCACAAAACAAAATAAAACATAATAATTTATAACAACTTGACAGATTTCGACAAAAATAATACTTGACTTCTAAATGACTTCATGCTATATTGAACATAAGAAGTCAATACGACTTCACAAAAAGAAAGGAGAAACCAATGAGTATCAAAACATTTACGTTAAGACTCACAGAGGAACAAATTGATTTTGTTGGTGAAAAGGCAAAGGAAATGGGGGTGAGCAAAAACGACTATATCCGAAGATTAATTGATGGAGACATTCGTGCAGATAAGGAAGATAGAATTTTGCAGGAAATTATCGAAATCAAGAATATGCTTGAAAAGAGCATGAAATAAGAAAATGGTGCCTGCATAAAAGCGGGCACCTAACCAATTACAATAATTTATATACTTAGAGTAAATTGACATTTATTTATCATTACAATAAAATAGAATTTACGACAGAAAGGAGAATTATGGGTAGACCTAAAAAAGAGATTACAAAAAACACATACTTCCAAATCAGAATGGAACAGGAAATTTATGATTTGCTTGTTACCACAGCGCACAAACATGGCGTATCTAAAGCCGAAATTGTGCGCCGTGGAATTGTCGAACAAGCAAAACTTACCAAGGCATAGACCCAATATGCCATTATGGAAAGTTGTGTTATTTTATACATTGCTTTTCGGAAGCGTGTACATGATAACACACTTTCTGTAAAAAATCAATATTTTTTTATAGAAAGGATAAAAAATTATGAACGAAATTATTGAAAAGACAAATATTATCACATCTATGGAAGTGGCTGAAATGATTGGAAAAGACCACAGCAAATTACTTAGAGACATCAGAAATTATGCTGCACAATTATCCGAAGCCAAAATTGGATTGGGCGACTTTTTCACAGAAAACACATATCTTGACGCAAATAATCAAAGCAGACCTTGTTTTGATGTTACAAAGAAAGGCTGTGAATTTATCGCAAATAAGCTGACAGGTGCTAAAGGTGCCGTTTTTACAGCTAGATATATCAACCGTTTTCACGACATGGAGGACGCAATCGAGAATCCTCTTTCTGGCATTTCCAAGGAATTACAGGCTGTTATCGTAGTAGACAAGAGAGTAACCCAGGTTGAGAAGAAAGTGGATATTGTCCGGCAGGAACTTGAACGCCTGGAATTTGATTTGCCAATTCTCCCGATCGAAGCTGATCGTATCACGGAAGCAGTCCGCAAGCGTGGCGTGGACATCCTGGGTGGAAAAGGCTCGAACGCATACCAGGACAGGTCAATGAGGCAGCGAGTATACAGTAACATTTATGCAGACTTAAAAGCGAACTTCCGTGTGCGCTCTTACAAGTCAATCAAGCGAAACCAGTGTGACTCTGCTTTGAACGTGATCGCACGATATGACGCACCTCTGTATCTCCAGGATGAAATCTATATGATAAACGGACAGCACTCAATCTGGGACGACTGAACGAAAAAAGTAGAATTTTCTCGATTTTCGTCAAATACAGAATTAATGTACGAAAATTTGTGCAAGATTGAGATATTGTATAATTGTTATATTGAGAGTATAATATAAACTAATTTGGGAGGAATTTTATGAAAGGAATAAAAAAGCTTGTTATATTTTTTCTGTTTGGGATAATGCTCACATTTTCTGTACGTGCGCCGCTATGCGAGAGCATCGACCCAACAGATTCCGAAGTGATTATTAAGACAAGTGCCAATAATCAATACGTAATACATAATTATACACAGGCGGTTGTATCTGAAGCAGAGCAGCAGCCATTTGTTGTGAATAAAAGCAACAATATTTCTGCGGAATGCAAATGCCATTTCTTTTTCAATCGTTCAAGGCAAAGGGAGGGCGCACTTTTTAAGCAGAGGGCGAGAAGTATGATCAGTCCGTTCTATATCGCTAAAAAGAGGGTATAATGAAATGAAAGAGAACAAATGTTCTTATTGTGCGATATTGGGAGGGATGGAAAATGGATTACAAAAAGGAAATTATTGAGATGATAGAGAATAGTGAAAATGAGGGCAAGTTAAAATTTGTCTATACGATTCTTATCAAATATCTAAAATCAAAGAAGCAAGGGGATTAACCCTTGCTCTTTTTGTTTAGCGATGAAACTATTTGTTTTATTGCTTTCTTATCTTCTTTATCGAGTGCTTTGTATTCCTCGATAAAATCTAAGATGTCAGGTTCTGACATAAGATTTCCGATTATAATTGCATAATCATCATCGCTTTTAGAACCCATGAGGTATGTCGGTGTTACTTCCAGAACGCCGCATAGAACTTCAATAGTGTCCATATCTGGCTTGCATTTATCTTTTTCCCAGTCACTAATTGAATTATGCTTTGCATTGATTTTTTCTGCAAGCTGCTTCTGAGTCAGCTTCTTTGCCGTTCTGGCTTGCTTGATTTTCTCACCAAATGTCATTATCGTTTCCTCCCTTCATAACTAATAATAATATAGAAATTTCGAACTGTCAATAAAATAATTTCGATTTTCTCGAAACTTATTCTTGACATTCGAATATTTCGAAGTTATACTATAATTGTTCGATAGGAACGAAACTTAAACGGAAAGGAGAATTAAAAATGTGTGTTGGTGAGAAAATCAAGTCATACCTTGAGAATAACGGCATAACACAGACATTCGTTGCCAACAAAACCGGTATTCCTGTTCAGAAGCTCAATCTTTCTCTCAATGGAAATCGCAGATTAGATTTCGATGAATACGAATTAATTTGTGGAGCATTATCTGTTGGAACCGATAAGTTTCTTGAACCAAAGTTGCCAGAAGTTAAGTAGAAAGGAGTGTATGAAGATGGAAGGAAAATCAATCGCCGGACTTACAGACTATGCTTTAGAGATGCTTGGATATGATAAAGAAAAGATTCTCAAGGCAGTAGAAAATTGCGTAATGGCAATGGGAGAATTGACAATCGCAGAAAGCAAAGTTGCCCGTAAGCATCTGGACTCCGTTATGGAAGAAATGTATAAGCGGAGTCAAGACACCTTAATAAATACTATTCAGCCTCGTTTATAATCTTGTTTTCATGAACGACAAAATTATAAGCATAGTTATAGGCTTGTACATACTGGTTGGACAGTGACAGTACATCAGAAGAATCAACTTCATCTTCGCTGTTTAATTTAGTAACTTGTGCAGCTGCTTGGATATAAGCTAAAGCAATATTGTGTGCTGCCAGTTCTGGATTGATAGTACGGATTTCTGAAAGTTCACTGTAACTTAAACCAAAATTATCGGGCATAGCAAATTCCTCCTTTCCAAAGGAGAGTATAACACGAAATTTTATCAGCAGAAAGGAGAAAGGCGTGAAAAAATCAACCAGGAAAAAGATCCGTTCTCTTGAAAAGAGAACATCAGATATTGAGTCACAACTTCAATGTCCGCAAGCTACTTTTACATGTCAATTGGTTACTCCAAACGACATTTTAGCCCAGATTCTTCAAGAGAGTCAATATCAAGATCATAAATATGAGCTTCGAGCTAATCTGAATGGCAAGACATTATTTGAGAAGAAGACGGAAAGTTTTTTCTGAGAATAATCTGGAGCAAGAATCAGATAAGAAAGAAGCTGTAACTTCACAGTAATTAAGGAGGAAAACATGAAGAAATTTGAATTAACATCAGAAACCAAAATTAACATTTTCGGAAAGAAACTTTTCCGAATCAAAGCACTCATTTCGTTTGGAAACGTAGAAGCCGGAGAAACTGGCGGATGGGTAGAAAAAGAAGAAAATGTAAATCAGTCCGGCGATGCATGGGTGTCCGGCAATGCATGGGTGTCCGGCAATGCAAGGGTGTCCGGCAATGCAAGGGTGTCCGGCAATGCATGGGTGTCCGGCGATGCATGGGTGTCCGGCAATGCAGAGGTGTCCGGCAATGCAAGGGTGTCCGGCAATGCAGAGGTGTCCGGCAATGCAAGGGTGTTCGGCAATGCAGAGGTGTCCGGCGATGCATGGGTGTCCGGCAATGTAT